CGATATCTGGCATCTACTTAAATTATGTAGTCTAGGAAAGAAATACTCCCTAGAGCAATACAAATCACACAATAGATTCTGTCATACCTTTTGCTATGAGACTCCTTTCTTTGCTAATGGTTACACCTTTAGAAGATTCGAAGGATTAAAGCCTGAGAGGTTGATGGAGCTAAAGACTTTAATAGCCCCGATCTATTATAGAAAGAAACTTTGTGACGTTGAGATAGATCTACCCGAGCAAACATATAAATTTATACAGACAAAAGATAAAAACGAATATGATAGATCCCTCATAAATGCCTTTGAAGCGTTCAATACTAATCGAGACGATGCTGCATTCGCTACTGTTAAGTCAGCCAATGCATTAGCTAAAACTAAATACACTATTGAGTTAGCCGAAGAGTTAATAGCTGAAGAGAAGTCCCCCGTTATATTCACACATCATAGAGCATCTTGCGAAGCTATCGCTAAACATTTTAAAGTACCCCACATACACGGGAGCGTAAGTCCTGAGAAGAGATCGGACATTATAGACGAATTTAAAGCAGGGAAACACTGTGCTTTAGTCGCATCTATTGGAGCTTTATCAGTAGGGGTTAATTTAACTAATACAAACTACATGATTTTTAATGACATTCCTTGGGTTCCTTCTGACATTGAACAGGCTGAAAAAAGAATCCATAGAGTAGGTCAGAAATCTACATGCTTCTATTATTATATCTTTAGTTCTAAGATTGATCATATGATTTACAGTAAAATAAAAGATAAAAAAAAGGTGATTTCTAATGTCGAAGATGCAAAAACTAATTAAATTCCGAGTAGAAGGGAAAGCACTCTCCGTTAATGAAGCCTATGTAAATGGCAGGGGCAATCAGAGAGCTAAGTCATCGGCTTATAATTCTTTTGAATATGAGATGTGCGATCAATTATTTACTAAGAATGTTCTACCGGAGCTAGGAATAGTAGGGATGCAGCCTATCTTTATCTTCTATCGTTTCTACTATCCGATCTATAAGAAAGGTACTACTCATCTAAGTAAGACCGCCGGAGATGTCTCCAATCTTATCAAGCCCTTGGAAGATATAATGGCTTATTATTTTGGGTTTAATGATAGTCAAGTACTAGGATTCTTCTCAGGAAAACAGCACAGCGAAGAAAGATATTTCGAGGTAGAGATTTTTAGGGTTGATGATTAGAAATCCTTCGGTAAAATATACCTAGCAAAGCATTAGAGACTAACGAGGTATAGAATGGAAAGACAGATACAAGAGAGAATTTTCGATTTAGAAAATAAGATCTCGGAGTTAAAAGAAAACTGTAAAATAGTTAGTAGAGAGATCAATCAAAACGATTTCGAGCAATACGTAGTAAGAAGGAAAATTGATAAGATTAAAGAATGGGAAAGTAAATCAGAGTTTTTACAAAAGACTTTAGACTTTAATAAACAATTATACGCAATGACATATAAAAAGTTTATTTTATAAGAAAGACGGTAAGCCCTCGTCCGTGAGTAATCACCGTCTTGAGGTAGGATATTTGATGCCATCCATGGCGTTATAATATTTTATAACGCTTCGATGGGATTCTTCAAGGCAAAGCGAGAATGTATTTGAATATGAAAGTGAGGAGCTGTACCCGTATGGTACACTATTAAGTTAGGCGTTCCATCTCTAGACACCGCCGCCACGTTTTTAAACTTGCGATTAAAGAAAGCCATAAATTGTATGTGGTCCTCTTCAGTAAAAACCCAACTACGAAGGTCAAACGCTCTACAAGTTCTATGAGATGTTGACACTCTTTTAAGTCTTTTATCTTCTTTTAGTGTAGATACGGTTGAGGTAATAACGAAAGGGATGTCCCTAGTCGCACACCATTTAAACATCTCGGCAGCTATTAAAATCACTACTGGATTAAGGCAAAAGAATCTATTTTGGTCTACTCTTTTTTTAAATATCATTATGGATTCTTATAAATATTAATCATTATTCTAGATTTATATTCGTTTGCATAATTATTGGTTTTAATAAAAACTCTATCCCCTGCGTAAAGGATAAACCCGTCATTTATTTTTTGCCAGAAGGTAGCTCTAGTTAAGTCAGATCCCTCCCCTCCTGTATAAGTGCCGACATAATTAGCTATTACAGCATCGTTATCTAAAGTTTCTGTATTATCATGCTTGAATACTCCATAATCTACGTAGTCCGATCCTGATAGTAGCGTCTTTCTAACTACCACTGATGCGTAGCCGCCAGTCCCGAAAGTTCTTGTCTCTAGGGAAACGTCTACTAACTCTACATAAAACCCCGTAGGCACTACATAAATTTCGTCGAAAGCCGTTGTCCCTGATCCCGTTTCTGTCTCTATCGCTACCTCTACTAAATTTCCTGCGCCAAGTGCGAAAGTTGCCATGCTAATTCCTTAATTTATAGGTCTATAATATACCGTTATACCGCCGTTAAAAGCTTCTACCATTGCCCCGTCTAATACGAAAGCTAATGACTCTCCCTCGTTAAAAGTAGTCTTACTAAACGAAGGATTATTAACTCCCGAAGGACTAACTAAAGTTCCGGTGACAAGATTTTTAAAGCCAATGCGATTTGAGCCACTGGTAATATTGGGGCGAGTTGAAAATATACTGCCTTGATTAGTGCCGCTTGTATTATACCACTCAATATCCAGCGTGGTCGTTCCAGATGTTCCGGATTGTTGCCACCATGAAACCCCAACAATCTCAGTATTGTAAAACAAAGACGTAACTCCATCATAAAAATTAACATTAGTGGCAATACTATAATTTCCATTTAGCTTCCAAGAGTAAGAGTCTTGTTGATATGTATTGGTAAAATTAGACTGTGCGCCTACTTTGTTTAGTATAGCTTCGGATACAGATCGCCTGTAAGCGACATCCTCTTCTCGTAAGCTAGATCTAATGGGCAAAATATCAGCCATAAAGTTTCCTTAAATAAGTCTGTAAGGCAAGCCTTCATCATCCACGAAGCCGACCAATTCTACGTGATCTCCTGCTTGCGGTGTGAATCCTAATGCCTTATTTAATGTTATCGTCGTACCTACTATACTGTCAATTTGAGAATCTTCTACTGCGAAACTATCTCTATTGTAAGTGGGACTAGATACGTAAATGTAAGCACCTACAAACAGTTCTGACACCGGAGCGTTAAAAACTGTCTGAGATGTCCCGCTAGTGACTTGCACTTGAGGGTTAAAATATACAAAGAGATCTTTGTACAATGCGTCGCCCGTTGCAGGGTATTCGGGCACTTCTAAGATAAAGCCCTCATTCGGGGCTATGCTTAGAGCTGGCTCTATTACTAGAGTGTTTCTATTAGTTCCTTTTATTTGTTTTATTGTTCTAGTCTCATCGAAAGAATAGTCGTCACTTCTTACCCTAATTCGCTCGCCGATTAATGATTCCCATTTCTCAGTCTCGAACTCGTAATCTTGTAACTCAGCACTTCCATATGAGAGTTTAAGGTTTATATCGGTTGTAGTACTTCCTGAATCTGCAATACTGCTTGGAGATATAACGCCAAATCTAGCGTTTAAATCGTATGCAGTTTCCAATAATTCGAGAGTCACCTCGCCGTTAGTTATGTTTAAAGTTTTATTTATAACCTCTACTAAACGAGCCTCGAAAGTCGGCTCCCCTGAGCTAAGGTCAGTTAGTTGTAAGTTATCAGATCCGAAGACTACAATGTCTCCGATCTCAATGTTATACCCAATCTCATAAAGTGGTTTAACATTCTTTATTGATTGAGCCGCAAATCTATAGCGGTCTAGTAGTCGTTGTTGTTGTCTTCCTATTAGGCTAGTAGTTTCTAGATTATCCTCTAGCCCTTTAGATTCGATAGTAAGCTGCTTAGTCCCTACTTGTATTCTATTAGCTGAAGTCTCATTCCTAAAAATGGCTCCTCTTCTAAACTTGTTAAAGATAGGGTCGTAGCCGTATTTATATACTAGTGTATTATAAAAGTATTTTGAGGTAGATCTAACTATCCTGATCTTATCTACGTTAGCTACTGACTCTTCGTTAATCCTTACGATCTGCGAAGTACTTAACGGAGGTTGTACTATCTTGAGACTAATTTTAGCCTGTCTCGGTACTGAATAAAGAGCATTAGGAAAATAGATTTCTCTATCTATAAAGTCTTTCCCGTCTACGCCGTCTTCTAAATAAAACTTCATATCGGGAAAGTTAGCAGGATTAAAATCCTTTATCTCTATATGTCCTTCTACGTCTACTTCTCGGTTAGTAAGACCAAGCCCGAAGCCCGTCGGCAATACATCATATTGACTACTAAAAGTAGCACTCGCCGAAGCATCCGACTCGTTTGTAAGGTTAGAGTCGACGACAATATAAGAGCCGTAAGTGCTATCCTCTTCGATGTCTATTACTTCATACGTCCCATTATTAGACGCTGAATTAGTAATAGTAATAGAGTCACCGCTAACAACTCCTGAGAGGAGCTTGATGTTATATCCTTTAAAAAATACTGCATTAGTTGCCGTTTCCCCGCCCGCTATATCTACAAAGCTCTCTACGTCATAATTAGTTAAATCCCCTTGAGGATTAGACAGGTAGATTTTTAGGGCTAAGTCTATCGGATGACCTGATAAGACGTAAATGTTACTTATCTCAGTATCGAAACCATGCGTTTCCGCAACCGTTCCAAGCTGCGCTCTAGTAACTGATATAGATGTCGATGTCTTAGAGTTAATCTTCATTATCTCGTCATCGATTCTAACGTGAGATGTTACCGCATCCCCTGATAATATTAAAGGAGCCGTGTTTAAAACATCTATAGTTGTCTCGGTAAGCGTCACACCTTCGTTAGTTTTGTCTGCATATTCGTCATAAACTTGCTTTCTTTTTAAGTTTTCGGGATGACTAATAGAGACTAGGAAAGATCCTTGTACTATTTGATAGTCATCAATATAGCCCTGTAAAATAGGGATTGAGTCGATAGGGTGTGTCGCACCTACTAAGGAAACGTAAACCGTCGCATTTCTACCTAGTATATCGTCGACATAATTCTCGAAGTTTAATATATCTGTGATTTTTTTGTCTTTATCTACTAGATCAATTTTTAATGTAGCTATTGAAGTCGTACCCGATTTATCCGGTTGTACTTGCTGGCTCATAGTTTTCGTGGTCCCTTCTAGGGAGATAAGGTCTATTGAGTTAAATGCTGCTATAGGTGTATCGAATCGTAGTCCTAGATCATCGAAGTATCTTATAGGATCTTCGTCTAGTGTCCATATAGTTTCAACGGGATTAGCACCGAATACGAAGGGAATCCCCTCAATCTCAAGGATAATTTGTGGCGTTTTAGTCCGCTCTCTAGCTAAGTTTCTTAAAGTCTTAGTGACGTTAAAAGCCAAATTAATTCCTCTTCTTTTGGACTCTTACCTTCGATGGATAAGAGCCTAAGAGCTTTTTTATTTCGGGGTGATTCCTCCTGTATTTCTCTAGCATACGAATATAGTCTATAGCTTTGACCCAATCTCCAGGGCTAAATGCTACATATTTATCCATAGCGGTTAGAGGTACTTCGGACTCTTCTCCCGTTACATTATTTAAACAAGCTGCTCTATTATGTTCAATTAAAAAAAGGCAGTTAGTTACTTCAGGCTTCTCGGGTAAAGTACCACAAGAATTAAAGACTAAGCTTGCGATTAATAGCACGTATCTCATCGGGACCTTTAGCCTTTTTTAACTCTTCGTATAGCTTCTTTTGCTTTTTCCGCATCTTATAAGTTTCGTACTCAGCTTGTAAATAGTCCACTAGGTAAGACGCTACTTTCTCAAGTATTGGCTTGCCTACTAAAACGGCTACGAGCTGAAGTATTTTCCCCATTACTCTTTATCTTCTTCTTCTTCGATTTCGCCGTCGATCTTATCGGCTAAGTCCATTAGTGAACTCTCCATAAAACCCCTAGAAGCGGCTACGATAGCATCGTCAATTGGGTTAGATGAAAGATCAGCACCCTTTTGCATTAGCTCCATAGCGAACTCTATAGAAAGCTCGGCATATTTCTCGGCATACCTTAGAGCTAGTTTCTTCATTTCGTCTTTCATTTCAGCCATAATTATTCCTTAGTTTAATGTTTATCTATTCTTATCTATTCTTATCTGTAAAGCATCTAGTCTTTCTTTTATTACTGATATTTCTTCTTTGTGCCATGTTTGATCGAGTATAACTCTCTCTAGTTTAATGTTCAATTCTATAAGAGATCCCGTCATGTTCTTAACATCGTTTTTCATTTCTCTAAAATAAGATAGTAGGAGAGTCCCTAATGCTGTTAACACTAAACCGAAAAGTGGGATTGCTATTTGTAATTCCATAGGGCTAACTCCATTTAGCTGTTAAGATACGATTTTAACATGTAGGGAGCATACTGTCATAATGCCCTTACCTTAGTTATTCCCTATAGTTCTAAATAATCTAGGATCATTGCAATAGCTTCTTTACAGTCTTTAACTGTTTTAAGATCTTTGCGCTTTCCTAGTTCTACCTTACAAGCTTCTTTCGACTCTTTCTTAGCTTCTCTAGCTGCCTGTTTACCGTTTTCTTGTACTGTTATATCTGTTATTTCTATCGTGTAGTCGTCGGGTAGATGAATCTCGATAGATTCTAAGCCATCATCGTCAACCGAAGACCGTCTATCGTCTTCTCTAGATTTTTCCCATTCATCAGCTTTATCTAGATTGATCCACCTGTCAGACTTGCCCCATGAGTTTTTAGCTATTTGTTTGTCTAGCCATATATTGTCTTCTTGACTAGCCTCGAACTTCCTGCCCGCTCTTTGGTTTTCAATTTGGTATCTTAGTTTTGTCATTAGTTACCTACCCTTATAACTTCCATAAAGTTTCTTGCTATATCAGTTCCTAGCCCTAGCGTTGATCCTGTTGTAGATAACACACTGTTACATTGTATAGTGTCCCCTACTTCTAATTGAGTATGACAACTACCGCCTATTGCAAAAACGTAAGAGGTGTTAGTGTCGTTAATCTCATCTCTACAAAGTTCTTTAAACGCCGAGTCTGAATTTTTCTTAACAAACAATGTAAATGAATCACCCTCGGAGACTGAAACGGTAGCGGTTCGTAATTTAATGTGAATGAAATACAGACCCGCTTTTTTAATCGTTATAGTGGATGCCCCATCGAACATATTATTAGTATCTCTCTCTACTGTATTCCATGTAGGGGTATCGTTTCCCCCTGTAGCATCTATAGCTTGTCCAGAATCATCAGACACAACGCAAGCTACTGTCTCGTTTCCTATTAGTTGGTTATGTCCTGATAATCTATTAACACTAAACATTTCCCTTTCACTTGATCCGTTAAAGGCTATTGTCTCGCCCCAATTATTATTAAACGTACATTTTAAAACATCATCCTTTTCATAGTAAAACGTATAGGGAAGGACATGGGTATAAATTACACCTGATCCGGTTCCCTCTGCCTCTATGAATGATCTCTTGTGAGTCCCGCCGTTTAACAAAACTTTCATATTGGATGCATTTCCTGCCGCCGGACTTGATACAGAAAAAGAAAGAATGACCGCTACCGAGTACCAGCCGGACTCGGGTATTGTGTACTCGCCAGTAGAAACATTATATCCGCTATGGGTTTCCTCAACCACTGAAAAAATTACATCTTCTGTTCCTGCACTGGCTATCGAGGTCACTGTATCGCTTGCCGCCATTGCAACGATTCTGTTCTCTTTAGTCGAGGCTATTGTATCGTTACCTGTTGCCCATTCGGCAATCGGTACTGAATAAGTTATGTAAATTTCATCATTATTAACCAAAGATAATGGACTTGTGCCAGTAAGATTTCCATAGTTCTCTCTATTTCCATCGTCAAGGAAGTATCTAACTCTAAACGTGTTAGCCCCTGTCATGTAACTAAGTCTACCTTCTGCAACGTTTCCGGTGCTGGCATCTTTTAAAGTTACCGTACCACAATTAACGTCAAATATTGCGCCCTTAATAATCTTGCTGGTGTCTAAGTTTAAACCTTCTAACAGGTCTAAATTTAAAGCACCTGCTGGAGATGGGGTAGCAGTAACCGTGACGGCTACTTGAGCATGTAACTGATCACCAACTCTTTTATATTTACCGTTGTAAACTGCGTTAGTCCACGATCCTGTAGTCGGTAAAGTTTGCCAATCACTTACTACTGTAGGATTGATTGATTTATCATAATCACCAACTCGTACAGATTCTAGTATCAAATCCCATGCTGTTGTGCCTGTACCCTTAACGTGAACACACAATCTATAGTCTTCGTATGTGCTGTTGTTAGATTGAAAGTAACAAGAGAATCTACCACTGGCAGATTGTACTAGGTTTCCTACTGGTTCAATTCTAACAAAGTCAGCACTAAGCCCATCGTTAGATGCAATCATATACATTGCAATCTCGTCTTGATCACCATCATATAAGAAGTCAAAAGCTATTTCATGTAGCTTAGAAGCTCCTTTTAAATCGAAGTCATCAAGGTCATAAGAAACACCTTCACCTTGCTTAGACCCACCACCTGGATGCGAGAACTTACCACTCCCACTTCCAGAAAGGACTTCACCGCTTGTAGTTGTTCTTGTGAATGTACAAGTAGCCGAACCACCTGTACCGTCCACAGGTTTTTCAGCCGAGTCGTTATATAGTGACCAGCCTGATGTGTCAGCTTCAAAGTCTGGGTTGGATGAAACATAGTTGACCCCACCCGAACCACCACCGCCGCCTATGTCACCATCTGTGATAGCTGCATCTAGTGTTTTATTTATTGCAGGGCTTCCACCTGTTACATAAATTTTAGTATCGTTAATTAAATCTGCATCCGAACTTACATCAGCACTACCTTTAACGTCTTGATCTTGTATTCTTCTATAAGTCATTTTTTACACCTTAATGTATGTTGCGTATAAGTCCGAACTCGTAACAGGTGCTGTGGTCATAGTAATGGCAGAATTAGACAAGGTGTAATCTGTACCCTGTCTAATTATAAGACCATTAAGATATAACTCAACACATGCATTTGAGTGAGGTACTTCTGAAAGGGTGAATGAAGTGTTCGACCCATTCACCGTACCAGTAGGTATCTCTTGTTTAAATATATCCTCTATCCATTTACCTGTTACTTTCAATTGTTATCCCTTATCTAGTAAGCGTAACTTACTCTTAGAACGTCACCAGCAATTAATTCAGCCGCCATATCTCCGGCGAAAGTCATAGTTACACCACTCATTGAGTAGTCTACGCCTTCTACTTGCTCAGGTGATCCTGAGATAAATACTCTAAGAGATCCTGCGATAGGAGTCTGAGCTAAATCTTTCGTACCCGCTGTAATGTCGCCGCCTGATAGAGTTAAGTTTTCTTTGCTGAAGTCTTGGCTTCCCGCCGCTACTGCACTTACTTGCCCCTGTAGTTTTCCTAATGCACCCTTAACATCGTCTGCATTAGAGATAGCTGTATTAGCTCCTACTACATAGTTAGTTAATGTCGCATCTTCTACTCTTACGTCTGTAAAATAAAGGTTAGCTCCTTCTGATAAATCGCCTGTATCGCTAGCCGCTATACTTGTATCGAATCTAGCTTGCGTATAATAGAAGTTTGAAGCACCCTCGGATAAACTATCTGTATCTTTAGCCGTGAAAGCTGCATCAAATCTAGCTTGAGTATAATAAAGGTTTGTATTTTCTGAGATGTCTCCGGTGTCTAAAACTACCGTTCCTACATTTCCGTTAACACTCAAAACATCGTCATTATTATCGGCTTTAACCCATGCACCGTTAACATTATAAACCCAATCTCCAACACTGAAAGTTAAACTTCCTGCGCCAAAGTCTTGAGAACCCGCTACGTTTACGTAGTATAGGAATCCGTCTACACTTGTATCCGTGTTAGCTAGAGCCGGAGAGTCAGTAGTCGCATTGTAATTCCCCTGTAATTCAAATACTGAAGGAAGAGAGATCGCACCTACTTGATCGTCAACATATTTCTTGTTAGCTAGTTGGGTGTCAGCCGATGGAGCGGCGTTACTAGGATCGTTAAGTTTAAAAGCTAGTTCTAGAGCATCACTCGCATTAACTTTAATGATGTTAACGTCTGCCGAGTCTCCTGCATTTCTACCTCGTAGAAATCCATCATTCGATAATTTTACTTTTGACTCATTGACCGCATCATCTGCTAGCCACTTGGTTTGTAATTTTGCCATGTTAATTCCTTCCTTTTAGTTTAGTTATATCTAGTTAAAAAATTGTAATCTTACTACATCGCCCTCGGTTAACTCCCCGTCTAAGCCTAAGCCTGACCAGTTGAACGTCGTCCCTGAAAGTGTAAAGTCTACGCTATATTCTTGCGTAGATCCTCCCACGATGTCAACGAGAGTCTTGTTTTCTGTTATAGGAGCCGACGGGATAGTAAAGGACTTTAGTACCTCTTCTCCCGCCGTAACTTCGTGATAAACAACATTATTTATTCCTGCGCTTATAATCGGAGCTGCCGGAGATCCATCTGATAGATAGAAGACGTAAACGTCTGATCCAGATTCAGGAGCTATAGTTAATGTAATTGTAGGAGCTGCATAGGACCAATCGGCAATCGGTACTATTAAACCGTTAACGAATACCATTAAGGACTCGTCGTTAGTCGGTGCATTAGTTATATTAAAATCTACATTTAATCCGTTAATGGCTCCCACTGGTACTTCTTGCGTACCAGTACCACCGGCTCCAATAGGCTTCCACTCAGATTCCAACCCATCATAATATCGGGCTAATCCTGTAGTAGTGTTATAGTAAACCTCGCCGCCACTAGGTGCGCCGTTAGCCGTTTCATAAGCACTATCTGAGATGTATTGTCTTAATTGCTCAGTACCTAAAGCGATCTCGTTTTCTATTATTGCGATCGAATCGATGTTATCTTTGATCCCTATGTCTAGAGCTTCGATAGCTTCTTTTCTGTTCTCGCCGTTGGTGATTATGTGATTAGTAGCGTAGTCGTTAGCCGTCCCATCGCTCTCGCCATTTTGACCGATATTAGCTGCTATTTCGTTTAGGAAATCTTGTACGTTTAATACTGCATCAGTATCAGCTAAATTTATTTTAAATAAACCTAGTCGACCTTTTTTGTCGTCGTCTGCATCTTTGTAAACAAAAGTGGCATTTACTAGCGCACTACTAGCCGGAGCTTTGAAATTTAAAGGCATTAGTCAATTCTCCTAAACGTGAGACTCTTTAACTCATAATAGCCGGTCAATCCTCGACTGTACAATGGGGATAACTCGTAATCTGTGCCTGATCTCGATTGACCTGTAGACTCAAGGATACACGTTTGAAAGGTTGTTGGAGTCTCTACATCGTAGACGAACTCCATATCGTTTTTAGTTGTTGCGTATTGTATAAAGGCTATAGCATCCGCCAAGCCGGTGGGGTTATTCTTTATTAAACCCTGATTAACGATGTCCGTTATATAGGGAATCGTGCATTTCATAAAATAATTATTTGAGTATTTGACTACTTCCACTTTACCCGAAGCCGTTGCCCTAACCGTTTCAGCGTTAGCACGTTGAATCATATCGAAATCAAAGAACTTCTGTAGTTTGAATTGGGGATAGTATGCAAATCCTGAAGGATTTGGAGCCGTATAACTATTAGATCCTGTATAATCTACCTGATCAAATCCTAGTAATGTCCGTAATGATATAGATTCGTTTAAAGATGTCCCAAATAATAGGCTGAAGTTAGCCGGTGCGCTTATTGTTATCAATCTAGTAGATCGATCTATATTTACATTGTACTCCTGAGAGCTAAACTCGTTTAACGAAGCGTTAACAAAAGTAACGAAGTTAGTTAAAGAGTATGAGCCGACCGTAACTTCTACCGCTAACTCTCCGAAGCCCTCGTCTAAAGGGATAATCTGATTATCTATAGATACTTCGTGTCCGTAATACCATGCCGAATATGAGTCAATAACCACTACGCAAACCTCGCATCTCTAAGGACTACGCCTTGTTTTCCAAAAGAATCGGAAAGGACGCTAGCTAGCTTCGTTCCCGTTTCTTCGCTGTCTAATATATCGCCGTTAACCGTAATGGATACCGATGTCTCCGGCTCCCGTCTATCGATAGAATCTGGCTCGTCTAGTATTTCGTCTTGATTAAATCCTGCCGCCGCTGATCCGGTAACGCTGCCGCCCCCGCCGCCGCCTGTACTCGGAGTGCCAGCCGAAGATCCTCCACTAGCTGATAAAACTCCTGACAATACTTTAAGTCCTATACCAGCGGCGAGTGTTGCCGGTCCCCCTGGATCGTAGGCGGCTGTCCTAGCAATACCTAGAGCTATATAATAGTTACCAAGTGACGAGGCTAGATCTGCGAAGGTACCCATTACCGCCGATTTAAATGCATCCATAGCACTTGCGCCCGAAGCTAATGCAGCTCCTACGGCTTGGAAAGCATTTCCAAAACCTGTTTGGAAACTTCTTTGCACTATACTTGCGACATCTCTAGCCGACGCTTTCATCCTTTTATTGTTTTCTATAAATGCTTTCCCGATAGCGTTGAAACTAAAGACATTCGCATCAGTTCTTTGCTGTGCTAAAGAGGAGAGTTTATCTTCCTTAGTCTGTTCGTTAGCTAAGAGAGCCTCGTTGTATTCTTCTCTAGTGATTAGATCTCTCTCTCTTAATGCTTCGATAGCTTCTTGCTTTGCAAGTGCTGCATTGATAATAGTTGTTTCATTATTGAGAGATGCTTGGGAAAATAGTTGTTGATCTATTCTCTTCTGTTCTAATAGTTTTTTATTATCTGAAGCTTCCTCTTCTTTGATCCCTTTAGATACTGCCGCCGCTCCTTTGAGCTTGCCTACACTCTCGTCTATTCCTTTATTGACTCCGAAGAAATCCCCTTCAGATCCGAATAGTTCTAAGAAATCCGGCTGAGAATTAGCGTTATTCTTTCGTTGTTCTACTAAGTTTCCTTCCGTTATTGTAAGCTCTCTAAGCCTCTTTTGATATTTTGCTAACTTAGCTTCTGACTCGTCTAGATCAGCGGTTAGCCAATCGGGTAAGATAGATCCTTCTCTAAGTGTATCGACTTGTAATTGTAATGCGCTTACTTCCGCTCGTATTCTATCGACTCCCATTGCTTTAATAGGATCGTTCCCGCCCCTAAGTAAGAAGCTAAAGGCTTCCGCTAGTTTAAGAACTATAGGCAGTAGCTTAGTACCGATCTCGATACCTAGTACGTCTAATTCTGCGCTTAATTTTTTAAATTGAAAGTCAGCTGATTTAGCTACTTGATCGAAAGCCTTACCGGATGCTCCGGCGTTTTTGGATAGCTCCGTTAATACACCGTTAAACGTCTTCCCGTTATTGGCTCCTAGAGTTAAGGCTCCACTAACTGCCTCCGTACTTCCTAGTAACTCGACTAATTCTTTACCTGAGTCTTTAGAGTATTGTATTAATCTTGCGACTACTACTCCGAGTCCATCGGCTTTAATCGCCGCTGTATTTAAGCCCTTGCCTAACTTAGCTCCGTTTCTAGCGAAGCCGTTTATTACTGCGTTTACTTCGGTAACTGCTCTAGCCGTAGAACGACCGTTAGCCGTTAGTAATGCTATCGCCGAGTTAGCTTCGTTTAGTCCTACCCCTGCCGCTTTCGCTGAAGGAAGGACTAAACCTAGAGAGCTTGAAAGCTCTGATATAGTTGTCTTACCAAGTTGAACGGTTTTGAAAAGCGAATCCGCTGCCTCTTCTGCCGTTATATTCTCAGCACCATAGACGTTAATTATCGAGGTAAGGATGTCGATTGAACTTCCTACATCTGATAAACCCCCAACGGCTAATTTGTTGGCAGCGTCTAGAGCGTCGGTCGCTAATGCAGCATCTGTTATCCCTGCGGATATGACTTGATAATATGACTTTGCTTGATCCGTTGCCGAAGTACCATATTGCTTGGCTAGATTCTTTAAAGCACTTGTTTGCCGATCTGTTAATTTAGTATTCTTAGGAAGAATAGTATTGATTTCTATTAGGGCTTTCTCGAAATCGGCGGCTGATCGAATAGATTCTTTAAGGAGAAATGCTCCTCCCGCTGCCGCTGCTAAAGCTCCGAAACTTTTAAGCTGACTTTTAAGCCCGCCTAGAAGTTTATTCCCTAAGCCGTTAGTCTCTTGTTTAAATTCTTTCTTGAACTTCTTGCCTGAAAGCTTGCCAATTCTAGCCGATTGCGTTTCGATGGGGCGGAAAGCCTTGTCGATTTTCACGGGTTTAAGATCGTATTGGATTATAAGTTTCTTAGCCATTCTTAGCCCTTAGCAAGTGCGTTAAACCCTTGCTGCTTTAAGTCTTCCATCGTAACAATGCGGTCCTTCTTGGCACTCTCCGGCATCGCTTGCTCATATAGTTTTTTATGTATCTTCTTAGCTACATCTGCCTTAACGTGAGGATAGACGTATAACTCTAAATCGTTAACTCTATCCGTTGCTTTCGCCTTTATCATAGCGTTATACAGATACTCAAATAAATCGTTTCGTAACTCCATTACTTCGATAAACTTGTAGCTATAAAAATTCATAAACATAGCTAAGTTAACGTCGAAGTAATCTATCACTTTTTTGTAGCGGTCAACTCCTGCACGATCAAATTAACATGCTCCACTTCAAGGTTTTCGGCTACGTCTTCATCCATCCCTAAGTCTTGGAGTAATTCAGATAGCAATGCTATCTCGTTGGCTCCGGCTTCGTTTAGGCTACTGTTAATTTTCTTCATGTGTTTAACGGTAGGGTATTTAAGCTTTTGGATTTTCCCCTCGAAGCTTAACTCTAGTTCTTTTGAAACTAACTCTAACATGCAAAACCTTTTGTTAATAAGGAGGCTTTATTGCCTCCTTACTTATTCTATTTATAACTCTTGTTTCCAATCACCGATTGCAAAGAGGTCAACTTCATCCGGCTTACTGTCATCAAGGTAAGCGGTAAAAGTACAACTTAATGCTTGAACATCAGTTCCCGAATAGTTGATAGACTCAGGCTTAGGAGCTGCTAGCCAGAAAACAAAGTCTTCCGATCTATCACTCTTAGCAAGTCTTTGAGGATGAAGGATAAGCTTCCCACCTAAAGTCTTTAGACTTTGGAATAGCTTTGAAGAACCGCCGCCGATTAACTTAGTACCAGCTACAGGAGTATGAGTCCCGCCTACTGCCCCCGCTATAAGTGATTCTAGTCTTTCTTTTGTTAGCTCAATAAATGAAGCTGTACAAGATGCTGATTGACCTTGACCGATTTCATCTAAGATTAACCCGCCTGTTTGATTAGACGTGATCTCTGTAGATTGAGTCTCAATAGAAATCTCAACACCTTCAGAAGTTCTACCTAAGTTCCCGCCGATACCCTCTAAGTTAGAGAACTCGAAAGAACTAGCGTTAGATTGATCTTCTGCGCTTACTTCTCCGATCCAATCGTTTTGGATATGGACTACGTTACCGTCTACAACTTCAGCACTTACGTCCGAGATTGCGTCGATAGCTACTTGCATATCCGCTGCGATTGTTGCCGCATCGTCGTCGTCTGAATAACTTACTGTGATCTTAGTCTTTCCCGCCGGAGCTGGATCTACTGCGCTTCCATTGTCTAGGAGTACGTAGTACTTAGACTCTACGCCGTTAATGTCTAAAACATTAAGGTCGAAATACTCTCCACTTAATGAACCCGAAACATCGGCTACCATTGGGACCGCTCTACATTGCTCTCTTCCCCACGTTACTGTAACCGCTTCTAATTTAATTGATTGTTCTTGTACTCTACAAGCCATCTTTAACCTTCCTTGTTATATATATAATATTTAATCTTCTACACTAAAATATGCACTTATCGTAAATTGTATTCTAAATCTCATCGCATTGTCATTATCCTCGAAAGCTTCGGGGAGTACTGACTGAGATATAACCGACTTAATAAATCCCGATTGATCTATCTTTGTTTGATCAATAGATAATGCAGCGATTTCAATAGATTTACAATATATATCGTCAAAATCCTCTACTCTGTCATATCCACTCGATTTATATATCCATATCTCTAAGGATAACGAGTTAACATAAGAGCTATCTATACGAACTACTGCGCTCTCGCCTATCATCATTTTATACGTATTATCTATAGCCGTATTACCTATGTTCTCATTCTCAAAGATAAAGCCATCGAAGTCTAGATCGCCGTCTACTTCTTGAATAACTCCCGTAAAGTAATCTCTTATCTCGGTTATCATCTCCGTAACATCCTTGTACTTCTAATGTTATAAGGGATTTCGTCTAGTACGCCGTCCCCGTCTTTATCTAATCTCAATGACGATCTGTTTCTATGTTGACGCATCTCAAGCTCGTAGCCTTCTCTCTTCTCTTGGAAGATGTCGTCGGCTCCTAACTGTAAGGATTCAAAGATAAGTAGGAGAGTCTGATAGATGGACCACTGTTTAAATTGGTACTTGAAATCAGGATCTGTGATATCAATTAGATCCTGTTTAGTATATCTCTCACTATCTGCTTTCCAGATTCTTTGCTCGTCTAGATATGCGATAATCCGTTCTTGCGCTACTCGGTGTGCATATTTAAAACTATTCTTTCCGTTAGGTAAGTACCTTTTTAGGGTAGGCTCTAAGGCTACCAAATCATTATCATCGCTCAATAGACAATCCTGATCTTCTGTAAGTACTAATATGTCGTAGGACTTTGTTTTAGTAGACGATGCCGAAGTGAGTCTAACCTCTACCGTTGACACGCCGTCAACTTCATAAGCCCAATCTAGGAGCCACTTGTCGGAGTTACTATTAAATACACTTATAAATGTATCGGTAGGAGATGGCTTGATCTCTACGTCTGTTATGATCTCGTCGGGAGAAAAGGATAGACTAGCATCTAGTCGGATCTTGTCGTCGGCTTGGATAACCCTTTCAAAGCTTAGGCTTGGAAACATCATTTCTTTAACTCCTCGTCGTCGTCTTCTTTCTTTTTATTAAATATCTTAACGTATAGATTCTTTACGTCAAAGGACCAAAACAAATGCCCTAATACGATCCCCATACCTAGCGTAAACATAGGATATTCAAAGGACCACCGGATTATATAGCTGCTTACTGACTCGTCTTTCCCTTCTGTAAATATAATGAAGGTATCGAAGCCCGCTATTAGTAGGACTATTGTAAGGATAAATATTGGCGTTTTCTTCATTAAGCCTCTACCGCATTGTGAAGCGTTACGTTCATAGCGAAATCTACGGCGGCTCCACTTGGATTAGTAACGTAAGCCGTTATATATATAGTATTTGTTAATTCAGCCTCGTAAGCTGATTTCTGAGAGAATAAGCCTTTAGGTAGGTAAACTTTATCCCCATGCTGAAAGATAGATGTAAACCCGCCTTGACCGTTACTGACTTCAAAGTGAAAGTCTAGCTCCAGGAAGTCAATCGAAGAGATAGCACTAAGGCTAGTAAAGAAACATTTAGTATAAGGCACTAAGATCCTGCATGGACTTGTCGAGTTAGCGGCTACCGATATTTTAGCACCTTTAACAGTCTCGTAGAGCTTATACTCTACTTTGTTTTGAGTTACGCACTTAGGGTTAAAGGGTGAAGCTGTATGACTAATCATTTATCCTACCTGTATTATTGATGCTAAGTATTTCTTAGACTGTCCTGTCTTAGATCTTGCTTGTATCTTTAAGCTAGACAAGGACTGAATAGGAAAGGTGGGCGTAAAGTAAAACACTTTTAGCCCATCATTCCATGATATATAAGTTTGAGGTTGTGGGGCTTTATTCCAATCCAATATGTCTTTTAATTTTTCACAATTGATATCGAATATCTCGACTCCATCCACCTCTAACCTCACATATACTTTTTTATCATTAAATTCTAATTGAAAACCTGAGATAGTGTTGACCCCTGTCTCGGATAAGATATCGAAGTAAGTTACATCGTCTAGATCTTGATCTTGATCATACTCTTGGAGGATAGCTAAATCAGTACTTAGATTTACACTACCTTTCGCCGAAGTTTGTAACCTATTGACTCCCGCTTCATCTTGAACAACGTCGACGATGAGAGTCTCATCGCCGTCTGTTATTCTGATAACTTCAGATTGTTTAGTCTCTTCGATATCCGCCATTTATCTAAACCTCTAAACCTGTAAGGGTACTATAAAGATCCTGAGCTTGATTATCTCGGTTAGTAATTGTAAACCTGATAACCTCTCCTGCATCTCCTTTAGGCATACGATCCAAAGGGATTCTTACATTAGGATTAGATGTCGAGTTAAATCCTGTAAACTTAACAGCTCCGTTAATTAGTAACTCTACTTTAAGCTTTCCTGATCCTGAGATCCAAGCCTCTTCCCCGATGAAAGTCTTTAACGCTGTGACTGAATAATCGTGATTAACAGAAGCGTCTTTAGCTACCGCCGCGCTCGTATTATAATCACATACCTCATCACCTTCAGAGTCAGAAGATACTACTACTGGAAGAGGATTAGTCGCACTAAATGCTACTCCTGCCTCGTCGAATAGGTTAGCTTGTACTGAGTCTTGAGCTGCGTCTAAGTCTCTGATGTCTAAGTCTGTAGCCGAAACCGTTACACTTGAACCACTTACATCAACGCTATCCGTTGCAAAAGCAAGATCTCTAATGTCTAAGTCTGTAGCTGATACAGTTACACTTGAACCACTCACATCTACTGAGTCAGTAGCGAAGGCTAAGTCTCTTATGTCGAAGTCTACCGCATCTACTGTAATGCTATTACCGCCATCGGCGATATTAACATCGTTAGTAATGCCTAGTATTTGAGATCCTGAAACGTCTACGCTATCAGAAGCGAAGAGTAAGTCTCTGATGTCTAAGTCTGTAGCTGATACAGTTACACTTGAACCACTTACATCTACTTTATCCGTTGCGAATACCAGATCTCTAATATCGAGATCGGTAGCCGTTGCGTTAACATCGATTGAGCCGTCAGCGTTTACCTTTAATTTTTGTGTGCTTATCGTTGCGTCACTGATAAAAATATCAACGTCACCCGCTGATTCCGTTCTTATTGGTAGTGAGCTATCATAATCTGCCATAATTCCTTCCTTGATCTATTCGATCTTAATTGGTTTTTAATTCGTTAATATCTACTTTTAAAGTCTCTATCCGCTCGTCTTGGATAGTCATATTAGCTTGTAGCCTTATGATGTTTTCCTGAGCTTCGTAGACCTTCATCTCCATTTCAGCCTTAGCACATGATACTTTCATCAATTCTAATTCTTTCTTTTTAAGTTCAAGCATCTGTTAACACTCCTTGTAAGTTACCGTTAAAGTCGGAAACGCTATTAGTTCCGTTAGTTACTATTAACTTAACTACGTCACCCGCTATCAATTCTATATCTTCAAAAACTATATCCTCATTATAATAAGTGTACCAAGTTCTTTTTTTTGCTTGTATATCGCCATTTAAGTCTATCTTAAATATAGCCTTGTTCTCCCCGCTAAAGGTAACTCTCCGTAAGAAGAGTTTCTTATCTACTGGAACAGTATAGAGTACGATGTCACTCGTAGCACTACCAGCTAAGGCAAGTATCTCGTTGTAGGAATTAACCATCTGACCGGATATGCCTACATCTACTACAGGGATAGGAGAGTCGGTACCGTTACCGACGAGAACTTCTCTTGCCGTTTTGCCATCCCCTCTAGTGGGCGATTGGACGAACGAGCGATGTTCTCTATCTCTTATATTTCCTGGGATTGCCATATAACCCCTACTTTTCTGTTTTGCTTAGTTGTTCTTTAATCATCTCTTGCGTGGACATCTTCTCGTAGAAGAAAGCCAGCCACTTACCTTTAGTAGATCTTGGCGGGTGTATATCATAGATAACCTTCCCGCCTAGTCTTACGTTATTAGCAAGCATGAAAGCACGTAACTCGTCAAAGTTACGTGCTTCTAGTTTGTTTGGTATTTCGTAAAAACGATCCAAGTAATAACCTAGTCTGCTAATTTAGCACATAGAGGAGATTTACCAGCAACGCCTGCATGCTTAGGAGTACTTTCTCCAAGTTGCATACCTTTAACTCCAAATAATTGATCTACAGCTTGAAGCATTGCTCCCGTTCCGTATTCAATTTTCTTTTGTTCGTCAAAGCTTGGGCTTCTTTGAAATCCAATTGCACATGCTTCTTTTTCAAACATGATAGCTTGCTGATAACCATTCCCTAGATCATCCATTTCCGCTGAGTTATGGATAAGTACTGGAATGTTATAAACACGTCCGATAACTCCTGAAGGAATTACAGCCGATCCATAAACTTCTGCTCTAGTAAATTCGTTAATTTTAAGCATTGATTCTTCCTGACTTGGAGAGATAAACATTGCAACATCATTCATGTTTGCATTGTTCTCGATTAAGTATCTACGCATCTCTAAAACCATATCTCTATCAAGATTGGCAGGAGAGGCCGCATTTACTGATAAAGAAGCTACAGCAAGAAGCTCTTTGATTAGTTCATCATCAACAAAACGTGCATGAGCTGAAGCTGCTCTGATAGCCGCTTCCGATTGAAAATCAATCGTTGATTGAATCTCATCGTTAGAGTCTACTAGCCAAGAGATATAAGCTCTCTTATCTAGTGAAAGAGTATCAATGCTTGCAGATAGATCTTGGATCGTACCCGCAACCGCAGAAGCTCTTTCTTCTACTGTGAATCCTGAAAGCTTAGGGAAAGAAATACTTTTCATTCCTTTGCCAGCGAATGAACTTACGTCCATTACATAGTTAGAAAGAAATGATCTTTCTCTTAATTCTCTTAATACCGCCGCAGCGATAATGTCTTGCTTAGTTGGAGCAAGTTGTGTGTTGCCTGTAACAGCCATCTTTAACCTTCCTTGTTATTTTGTTAACGATTAATTCTTTTAAGTCCTGTATCTGCCGCTAGGGACATAAGTTCTTCTTGACTCATATCAGATAACGCCTTTTGTTTTACTGGTTTATTGTTTGGTTTACTGTTAGGTACTCCATCGACAATATTAACCTTCTTATTAAAAAATCCTAGATGTTCATAGTTCTTGCGGTACTTATCTACAATACTATTAATATCTTCTTTATTAGCTCTGAACTTATCGTCCAGCTCTATAATGTCAATGTCGCTTCTTTCAACTAATCGGTAGAAAGTTTCAGGATCAGTACAGCCTAGTTTAGAGGCTACTGTTTTAATAGCATCCTCGATCTTACCTTCTGCAAAGCTAACTTCCGACTTAGCTACAGACTGTTTTAATTGTCTGTTCTCCCCCTTTAGTTTAGCGATAACTTCTTGCAAGTTTCCGGCTTGTTCTTGTTCTTTGAGTTTGTACTCGTCTAACTCATCTCGTAGACTTTTAGCCTCACTCTTAAACTTAAACATATCACGTCGATAATCATCGGCGGGATTCTGTACAGCCTCTACTTTCTTTTCGTTGATTCCATCGTCGGTACTACCGTCGTTTGTTTGGTCACTGACCTTGACATTTCCTTCCATTTTACTTCCTTTAGTTGTTGAGTGTCAAATACTCTAAATTATCTTAGTTTCCTCAATAGTGTATCTTGTATAAATTGAGTCATTTTATCTATAGTTGCGTCGTCAACTTCTATATAGTCATATCCTAGCGATTCTAATCCTGACTGTATAGCTGAATATGCTGACCTAGTTGAACCTATTTTTTTCTTCTTGCCTTGGTATTTCTTATGCTTCTTATTGGATTGTGCAAACTCAAAAGTAGCCTTGCCGCCTTTGAAATTAGCCTTAACATTGCCGGCTAGATCGTTTAATAGCTCTCCCGTAAAGATAGCTTTAATCTTGCCGGAGTTATAATCCTTATCTACTTTGTTATATCTCTCTAGATATTGCCGACGGTCTTTAGTGCTTTGCTTAGGTGTGCCAAATGTCTGAGTCCTAATATAGTCTACCAGGATTTCTCCTAGCCCTGATCTGACACTAGGATCCCTAAGGATCTCAGTGATACGCTTTCTCAGATCTACCGTTATCTCTTTTAGGTTAGTTAGTATTAGCCTAGCCATCTCTCTCCAAAACTAAGGTAGCTAATAGGGCTTTAAGCTCGGCTAATGTCCTGCGTCTAGGCTCTTCGGCTTTAGCACTTATCCCAATATCTTTAGCTATCTTATCGGCTTCTAGTCTAGTGATCCCGAAAAACTCTCTCTTAGGTAGGAAGCCGCCGCCTGTATTATGTCCATGTGACTTAGCCGCCTCTTCCCCTCCCGTTATTCCTATCTTGACCTTATCTCTAGTAGATCCTGTCTCCTTGATTGCGCCCAACATGCCGCCGTCTAGGAATAGATCTACAGATTCTCGACTAACGCCTTTCTTATCTGCATAGGCTTCTGAGTATTTAGTAAAGTCTCTACCGTCTATATCATTCCCGTCTAATGTTCTTTCGTTTATTAACTGTATAGCCATATCAGCGAATACTTTTTTCTCGCCTTGACTAGGTGTACGCTTTAGGAGAGTCCGTAAGTTGATCTCCTGCTCAGATTTATCTACTGAGATCTTTCGTTTTCCTGCGAGATCAGCCATTACTCTTCCTCGTTCTCGTTCTCGTCCTCGTCCTCGTCCTCGTCCTCGTCCTCGTCCTCTTTAGACGCTCCGAATGCGGTAGGCATTAAGGATTGCATATCGAAAGGAGCGTTTTCGTCTTTGATGTCTTGAAGCATCTCCTTTGCTTTATCCCTGTCTTCTACTCCTGTCATCTTCATAATAGCGTCTACCTTAGACATAATGCCTAGATCGATCTTCTCTTTGAAGTTTAGGAGCATCTCCCCTTCTGTCTGAATCATCTCAGGTTGATGATACTTAACGTCTATTGCAGCGTCTTCGTTAACTAACCCTAATTTATACTTAGGATCTAGCGTATCGCTATTAGCTAACACACGTTGCCACGCTAAGACTATCTCGAAGATCTTGTCTTCTGCATCTCTATAACGGTCATAGTCATCTTGATGCGCTTCTACTCTCGATACTGATGCGATGAATCGGTCAATACCTGATGCATACTTCTCTGACTGTCCTGAAGAGTTAACGACTTCTGAGCCTAACCCTTCGGCAGTAGTAAAATAGTTTAATGATTTATCTATCGCTTCGCTGATCTCGCCTATTGAACTCCTAGGAGAAGCGAACTCAAATGATACTTCCTTATCTGGATCGTCAGTCGGTAGCTTCATAAGCATAGCAGGACCGATGACCTGTACTTCAGGTTGTAGCTCACTAGGAGCTTTCAGTATCCCTACTGCGTATCCATTCATCTTCATATTGTTGTTAAGATCAGATAGAGAAGCATTGAATTGAATAGTGAAATCGGTCAATGTGTTAGAAGGTCTAACGAAATACTCGAAGTCCTTTTCTCTAGCTACCTCGAAGAAAGGTAAGATACCCTCTTGAGATAGTGGGCTAACTATATCAACATCGTCAGAAGGCTCGCCTGTATCAGGATCGATGACCTCGCCTACTCCATTCATCATGAAGTTGTAGATGTCGCCTTCTTGCTTAATCCATACGATGTATTTTTCTATATATTTTTTGTATTGGTAATCATCAGCTAACTCATTATCATATAGCTCTGATGCGCTCGATCTCATTGAGTCTGGTCTAACGCCTGTAGCTGTATCTATGCGGCTATCTTCATAAGCCTTTTCTATATAGTTAGCTCTATCAAATACGCTAATGATAAACCCTTTAGCATATTCGGGATCTTCTAGATCAGGGATAGCGTCAATCTGATGCATCTTGAACACTCTACAGCATAGCTTTCCGCCTTTAGGTACGATCTGCCCAATGGATTGACCTTGATATACATAAGACTTATTTGATTGGTTAAGCTTTTGATTAGCTTTCATATCTCGCATAACGAGATTCATTGTATCTAATTGATCATCTGATAATTCGCTATAGATTCTCTCAGGCGGCTTATTATAGATAGTCGCTTTCTTATCGGCGATACGTTTTAGTAAGTTGATAGATGATACTATCGGCATTTCTTTAACAGATTCCTTATAGAATTGACCTTCTAAGTATTCCCTAACGTATTGATCAAACCTACCACCGTAAGTCTCACTAGATCTTAATGACCATTGCTTACGTGCTTTGGTATTCTCTGAATTGAGGGATTGAATCAGTTTGCTTCTATCTTCTTGTTTGTTTATGTCCATGGTCCTACCTATATGTTTGTATGCTAATTGGTTTAATATTATTACCTATTGGATCTAAATGCCATAATGCGTATGTCAAAGAATCTGAAACGTGAGAAAGCATAGGATTTGTTTTCTGATCTATCTTGTTATCCTTCCAAGCTACTTTCTCTAAATCATTAATAAGCTTCTTGCATCTAGGATGCACGATCACCCTACCGGATGTAAACAAACGATTAGCGTTATTTACCCGATCAGTTACGAATGGATTTCTTACACTTGGAATCTTAAACCCTGCATCCTTTAGGATATCGTGGTCCGATCGTCCTGATGTCTTTCTATTCTTACCCGTGCTATCTGGTATTACGACACCGAAGAACTTACGTTTCTTCAGCTCATCTACCATTCTATACGTGTCAGAGTTTTCTAAAAAGACTTCATCATATACGTAGAATATATTGTTAACGTATTTGATAATAGTAGCCGTCATAGGATTAACATTGAAGTCCATCCCGATATAAACAGTTCCATGCTTAGGAAGGACTAACTCTTTGACGTGTTCTTCTCTATTGAACCCGTAATAGATTTGACCATCTGACTCGTCTGAGTACTCTCCTAATAGGAAACGCTTTCTCTCGGCTTCGGGCATTGTCTTTAATAGTGCTATATATTCATCATCGATATTGTCTAAGTTATCTGAAGGATTCATCCTTATAGATACATATTGCTCGGGATCTAGGAGAGGCTCATCATCTACTGGATTGAGCTTCTTTTCAAATAACCAGTAACTCCAATGAGTCTTTACCGGCGGGTTTTGATCGTAATAAGTTTTCTTAGCAAGCCCGTTCCTTTGCGCCAAACGAGTACGAGCCATCTGAATGGAACTATAGTCGAGTTGTGAACATTCATTAAAATACAATGTAGAGTATTCATTACCAAGAATCTTCTCGGTACGATCTTTCGAGTCAAGTCCTCCGATCCATATTTCTGATCCATTAGGTAGTCTCCAATAGTAATCCGTGCCATGTGCTTTAAATGGTATATCAGGGAAAGCAATAGCGAATAATTTAGGGAATGTATCTAACCACAATGAGCGTTTAGCAGCGTTGAACTTCTCTCTCAATATACAGTGACGACTATTAGGCTCCATGATAGCCCGCATAGTTACTGCCCAGCATGCGAAGAATGTTTTACCTGATCTAGAGCCACCATATAACATGATGTTCTTAGCCGGTCCTATACATAAATCGAGAGCGTCCGATTGCTTATCGGTTAGCTTAAAGTTTTGAAGCTCGGTCATCAGTCAACACTACTTTGATCTCTTTGACCTCTTCTACATCTTTGACTTCTCTGTAGTCTGTACAGTTAGACATTAGTAGTCGAGTTATAGAGGCGTTATACGTACCAAATAACCCATGATTGATAAGTTTCTTAGCCTGTTTAGCCTTAGATTTCTTATATGCCTCGGAGAATGGCTTATGCACCTTACACCATTCGTAGAATGTATCGGTGCATATGTCCTGCTCTGAGCAGAAACCCTCTACTATAGGAAACTCGTTTGGAGTCTTAACGCTAACCGTCACCACACCTTTGGGGGTAGCGACTTCCTGATCTTCATATATGAACATAGGGCGAGAGTAAAACTCTAGTAATAATTTAGGCATTTCATTGTGATACTTGGTCGGTTGACCTACGGTTTTCTTTGTTTCTTCCATAATCCCCACGGAGTTTTATGTTTTAAGCACAGCTCTATGAGTTAATACTAAGATCGTACTTTCTTTATGTCAATAACTATAGGGCATTGGGGCTTCAATATGCACTACTTTTGCTGTTTATTGTGCATAATGCAAAAAAACCCCCCGTAATGGGGGGGGCTAAAGTCTTAAACTGCGGATCGTTGGCACAAAAACAGCCTAAGACCTTACTGATAACTCTAAAATTTCTTTTTTGATTTGTCTTAGATCTCTAATACTGTCTTTAATAGCGTCTTGGTTAACTAAATTTAGGTTGATGTCTCTATTTTCCCACTTAAATATGCAATAGAATGAGCTATCTAACATGGCGTTTTCTAACCCCGAGATGTTCTCATCTACCTTATTGTAAAGATCTAGTAACTTGTCTAACTGACTTGGTGCTTCTTTCGGATCGGGTAAGGTATGCCATTCCATAATTGTGCCTCCTATGGTGTTAAATTGATGCCCGATAGTACGATAACTCCCCTCGTTATTCAAGCTAATTCTCATATAAATTGCCCTCGTAAATGCACTTATAATTGATAATGTGCAATAGGTTATTAAACCATGTACCATCATCTAATACGGTTGTAACGGAGAAGCCTAATGCCCATTGATGATGATTTTTTACATATTGCATCACCGGATGCGTGGAGTCGCCTAACCATCCGTTTGAAATCCCCCGATAGTTCTCTCCATGAATCGTCACGACTTGAGCTTCTTGTATTCGGTGTGTATGACCAAAAATTAATGAGTGCATTGCTTTCTCTACGCTGTTCTGTGCTACATGCTTTCCTCCGGCTAAGGGCTCATGACGTGCAATTAGTTTGGAACCCAAAACAGGATGCTTTTGATTTGGGCAATACGGTACAAACTCCCATCCTAATAAGTCTAATTCTAGAACTATGCGAGTATCCACAAAGCCATACAGATCAGGACATCGAGAATTAATATATCTTGCCATCCTGTATTCGTGATTCCCCTCTATATAAACTTTCTTAGCATTAGGGAATAATCTATTAAGTTGTTTTAATCTTTTAACGACTTCAAATATTTCGTCTTGTAGTTGTTCGGTGACAGCCGAATCTCGTCCATGACTAGAGAGAGAATAAAAATCTGCATAGTCTCCGAGTATGACTATCTCATCAGGATCTACGTCCTTTGCTACTGCTAACATTAATTCGTAAGCTCGTTTATCTTCATAGGGGATGTGGCAATCGGGGATCACTAGGGCTTTCTTAATCATAAATACCATCCTTGGCTAAATATTAATTAACTAAATGGTAGATTTATTTATTTAGAAAGTAAAAACCCGCTTCGACGGTAAGGAGACACAAACACACAAACCGAAGCGGGATACCCTGAGAGAGGTTGGCTATATGGTATTAACAATTAAAGTATTTTTCAAGAAGTATTATAGTCGTTTGAAGATTGACAAGGGCTAGACTTGTCTCGACATCATCCTCTAAACATAAGACATATTCTTCACATATCCTAAGTATTTCAATGACATGCTCCCCGTCTTCGGATTCCCAAAGCTCTTTAGCTAGTCGATCAATATTTCTTTGTATGCGCTCGTCTGAAGTTGTAGGGAACTTTAGTAGTTTTAAATCGCTCATGTGATATCACCTCATAAATGATGATATCACTGACGATATTCATGAGAAATTAGACTAGTTTAGTGTAGTAAATTTCTTCAGCCATGAAGCAAAAAGGATGCTTTTTAGGGAAATAAGTGCGTATAGCTGCTAAGAAATCGGTAATTCCTGCGATATCTTCTCCTAATACTCTACCTCTTATGTAGTCTTTAATTACTGAGTCGTCTTTTCCTTCGTGCTTCTTGGATAGTTTAAAGGCTAATCGTTGTATCCAATTAGTAGAGTACCACTTAGAAGCCTCGACATAATAGTATTGATTAGCCCACGGATGCCATCTTCTTAAAGTTGTTTTCTTCTTATAGTCGTCATAGGTCCATGAGTGACCAGCTCCCCATTCTACTATCTCCATTCTCTCGTCAGGATTAGCGAAGTAAGTTATCCCTACATATTCATCCTTAGAAATATAGTTCCACTCTTCACCACTTGGATGATCTTCAGGATATGCATTGGCTCCGAAAGGTTGTCTAGAATATAATCCCGCCTCTACCCTACAGTTTTTTAATACTTCATTCCTATAGAAAGACTTATACATAATAGACGATACAGCTCCCTCTTTAAGTTCAAGTAAGCAAGCGAAGATTGCGCTAAAGTAGTGAGGATTTTCATGCCCATAATCTCCGAAGTCTCTTAGGGATCTAGGTTTAAGATCTGGTCTAAGGTATTCGTCAAAGTACTTTCCTAAATTACTCTCGCACATAACTGCAATATGTTCATGATGGTATTTGTAATGCTTAAACATGTTTTCTCCAATCTATACTAATTATCGTATATTATTATTTTATACTAATTTCCGTATCCCAGATACATGCATAATTATTTACTAACCAAAATACCACTATCATCCAATTCATCCTTTTTATATAATTTGTTGTAAAGTTGTTGAGAATCTCTAAAATCACATTCGAGAATAATGCTTAGAATGTAATCTGCCCACATGTATCCTCCAGCACTTTCCTTTGCACAATATCTAGCAATTTCATTTAACTTTTCTTTTTTATACATCTATTCCCCCTCATCTTTTAATATACGAATTAGTAACATAAAATTAATGTCCCATTGCTCTTTTTTAGCATAAGTATAAGCATAAGCAGAATAAGCATAAGCATAAGCATAAGCATAAGCAGAAGCATCAGCAGCATAAGAAGCAGCAGCATCATCATCAGAAGCCGCAGCCGCAGCCGCAGAAGCAGCATCAACATCATAAGAAGTAGAAGAGGCAGCATAAGCAGCGGCATCAGAAGCCGCACGTCTTTTTATTAATAATTCATCTAACGATATTAAGCCTAACAAGAAATCTTTATTAGCTTTTAAGCACTCATTAACCCTATTATCTTTAGGGTATTTTTTATTGTAAATATGAGCAACTGACTTCGCACATTCTAATGACCACCATTTTAAAATATTAACATCAACCATTCTCCTTATTAGCCACGCTTTATCGTTATGAGGGATATGTTCTAACTCTAAAAACTCAACCATCGTCATATCAAAATCAGGATAATACTTGACTAAGTTTTCGTAACCACTTCTGCATGGGTCGAGTTT